CAAGCAATGACCGCAGCCACTGCATAGCACATGAACATTGCTCTACGAACCTTTGCCAAATCTTGTTTAAACTCTCTAGTAAGCTCATTGTCTTGTTTCTCTATCTTTTGTTTAATGGATTCGATTTCAGACCAGCGTTTAGCACCATGCTTCTTAATGAAATCAGCCTTGACTTTAGCTTCTTCGATACGGATGGTTTCTTGGCGTTGCCATTCCATCATTGCTCTCTTGAAATACTGCTCTTTAAAGACCTGTGCTTCTCTTATATGTCTTTTACGCTCTAGGTCTTTCTGCTGCGCTACTGCTGCAGCGTCCTTCTGTACATCGGTAATGCTCTTAGTGATGGACTTACTAGCCTCTCGACTAGCATCCATACTACCGGTTACGGATTTTGCTCCTTCGATAAAACCAAATTGGTCAGACATGGAATCATATTCTTAATTATTATTGTGTTTCAGCGTCTTCTTGAAGCATTTGTTGATAGAATTGTGTACCAGCAGCTCCAAAAGTTCCTGTGTTGTTTTCTAATGCTTTTTTGACAGCTAACCGCAATGCACTAGGATTTTCCATGAGCTTTTTAGCTGCACCATAGCTTATACCTGATGCCACTAAAACAGGCAGAGCAACTTGCGGTACAATAAATGCTGTAGCAAAACCGGTAGCTGCTTTAGAAGCCAACATAGCTCCTTTTAACAATCCCATTGGCTCTTGTTTACCTAAAATATTTAAGGCTCTCTGTGCTGTTTCATTTAGCGGAGCTTTCCCTCCACCAGCAGCGAGAATTGTTGCTGCTTGATTTGTAACTGCTTGCGATAACTGCTCAGGATTAAAGACACCGCCTTTTACGTTAGCTCTCTTAGAAGCATCAGCAAAACTATACAACTTAGCCCATGCTTCATCTGCTTTACCAATTAAACCGTCTTTGTCAATACGACTAATATATTGATTTAAATTTGCAAGGGTATCTCCATAAGCGGAATTTAAACCAACACTGTCTCGATCAGTTCCTTTAGACCATTTACTAACTTGTCCTTTGAGCCATTCTTGAATGTTTTTAATATCTGTGCCATCTAATTGTCCGTTTTTACCAGCCATTCTTCCGCCGATCTGAGCATTTAGGCTGTTAACAAACTGATCACGAGCTTCTGATGACATTTCATTTTTAGTCTGATCTAAAATAGTTCCCATTGTTGTTTTATAATCTGTATCTAATGGATTACGACCTAATTTAGTCAGGGAATCTGTGTAAAAATCAGAAATACGCTTTTGTACCAGTGCTACAGTCGCTTGTCCGGGAGCAACTGTTTTAGGAAGTTCTTGACCAATAGAAGACAATACTTCATTACCAACAACAGGATTAAATGCTTTATTGATTTTATCTGGCTTAGGACCAAGACCAAAACTTTCAATCTGACGGAATAGCCATCCGGGAGCTCCTTCATAGGCTTGTCCGGGGGATACTGGAACACCTTTGTCAATCAGTTCCCTTGCGCCTTCTTTGAGCTTTGGTGCAATACTAGCAATGACATTGTCAGTCAGTTTACCAAATAAAGCCCCACCAACGGCTTGCTGTGCTTTACCAGCTAGAAAATCAAGCGTACTCATATTCTTTTCATCTAGTGGTTGCGTAATTGCACCGACTGCTCCACCAGTATATCCACCACCGGGAATAAAACGATTAAGTGGATTTACAACAGCACCAACCAATTCAGGAACATCGAATCCTGTTCCACCTAATTCTTTTCTTGTTTCTTTATATCCTTCTTGCATTGCTTGTGCAACATCTCTGGTTGCAGGAATAGCTTGCATTGCAGCAATAGCAGGATTGATAACACCTTTAGCAACACCCTGAGCTGTTCTAGCTATGAGTTTTCCTGTCTCAGTTGTAGGTACATTTATTCCTAGTTGCTGAGGAGTCATGTCTCCGTAGCGTTGAGAAATCTCATTAATTCCTTTAGCCTTCGGAACTAAATCCGCATATTTAGAAGGAGCTAATCCAATCTGCGTAGAAAATTCTTCAAAAGGCAAATCACTGTAAAATTTCTGATGAAAACCACGAGCTAAGTCTTGATCAGAGACATCTGCATATTGAGGATACTGTTTACGAATATCAGCAATAGTTGCCATTATTTCTGTCCTTTTGGTTTATTACGCAGCCCTAATGGGTCTTCGGCACTTGCTCCTGTTCCTGAAATAGCAGCAGCAGAAGCACCAAACGCTCCCGGCTTAAATCCAGCTACAGTACCGTTTTCTTCATAGAAAGAAACAGATTGAATCTTTGCATTTGCTGCAGTATTAATCTGTTCACGCAATGCTTTTAATCTGCGTAAATTATCATCAACAGGCTGTGCTGGATTATAGGCACGAGCCAGTAATGCTTCACCTTCTTTCTGAGCAAACTGACCACCAAGAACCTGTCGTAAGTTAGACTGTGCTACGCCGCCTACTAAGTCTTTAACTTCAGCAGCATCTGGGAATAGATACGATAAAGTACCGCTACTGTCTGCTAATCCGACTGCTCTGCCAGATAACGATGTTCCTGCTTTTTTAGCATTTTCCATCTTAGTAATAGCATCATCTAATTGTTTTAAATTCTTCTGAATTGTAGAAACTCCGCCACCGTTAACAAAATCAGTGTAATCTTTTGCAAATGCAATATCTGCAGCTTTCTGACCCGGAGTCAATACCAATCCTTTTTCAGCTTGTTTAGCTGCCATCATTGCTTTGCGATTTAGTGCATCCTGCTGCGCCCTCAATAAAGCATCAGGAGATGCATATTTGGCTGCGACCGCAACTAATTGAGCTTCTGTTGGATTAGGACCTAATGCACGAACTTCGTCTTTATATGCTTTGTCTAATGATTGTTTAGCAACTTCTGAATCAAGTCGTTGCTGTGCTGCTTGTATACCTAATCCTGATTTTTCTTTTTCATCAGCAACTAAAGAAGCTGCCATTGCAAAATCACCATAACCTTTAGTATTCAATGCTTTTGCATACTCACGAATACCTGCTGGTGTGTTTAAATCATAGGATTTACGCATATCAGAAACATCACGCAGTTTAACAAGTTCAGGATCTTCAACACCAAGCATTCCAGCAATAGCACCCACGCCTCTACCAATCAGTTGTCCTTGTTGAGCAGCTTGTGTATACAGCGGACCTAGTGATGGGTTCATCATAGTTCCGGGAGCAGCAGCACCTCGTCCAACTGCTATAGCATCAAGATAGTCTTGACGTTGACGTTTAGAAAGATATTCTTCTGGCGAAGTACCAAATAAACTGTTTACGATTTCAGCCATAATTATTCCTTAAAATAAACCGCCGTAAGATTGTGCAGCATATTGTGAACCTGTTGGAGCAGACCAAGGATCTACTACTATGCCCTGTGGTAATCCAGTTTGCCATCCACCACCACCAAAACCACCGCCGGGGAAGAGACCGCCAAACCATTCACCAACTTTAGGATTCTGGAATATTGTACCGAGTGTTTGGTTTAGAGCAGTATTTCGAGTAGCTGTAATACCCGCACCAGCAATGTTACCGGCTAAGCCTGTTTGAGCAGCAGCTAATCCGCCTTCAGCAAGTAAGCGACCAGCATTAGCACCAGCCGCAGCAGAACGACCGCCTAGTTGAGCGCCAATGTCTAGTGGTGATTGTGCTAATTGCTCTAATGCAGCAACTTGGCTGTAAGGAGTAGATACTGGAGAATATGCTGTTGAGAGTAACCCTTGACCAAACTTAATCTGCTCTCTAGCAGCTTGTTCAGATTCAATACCAAGTTGTAAATCACGAGTAGCAATTGCATTGTAATATGCCTGTAGTTCAGGATTAGAAGCAGCTAAACCACCGCCTTGACCGACTGCTAAACCACCACGACCAGTAGTAAGCAAGTTAGAACGAATACGTCCTAATGCTTGTTCTTCACCGGGAGCCAATAATGCTCTTTGTTGATAATAATATCTACTCTGTGCTTCTTGTGGTGTTTCAGATATATATCCACGACCTAACGATAGTAGACGCTCTGTGTCGGCTCTACCAGCTAAAGACTGCTTAGCATAGAAGTTTTGTAAATCTAATAATTCCTGAGAAGGGGTATATCCAGCAGTTCCATCGCCGAATTTCGAAGTTCCGAATCGAGTTGTAATTCCTATTGGTCTAAACTGCGCCATTGCAGCAGCTTGTTGTCCGTAAGCAGCTTGCTGTCCAGCAGCATCGCTATAGTAGCCTTGTACTTGACCACCGCCTCCGCCACCTAAAGCACCGCCTAATCCGCTACCGAGTTGATAGCCTATCATGGCTCCTTGAGGACCTCCGACGACTGCTCCTCCGATTCCTCCGACGATGCCGCCAACTGTTGATGCAAGTTTACCCATTATAAACCTCTGCTATAAATATGATACATTTGACCGTCTCCGCCTAAAAAGGACTTTTCAAATTCAAATCCAATTGATTGTGCAAATTTTTCTAATTTTTTATCTGTAATTTCAATTAATGCAAGTAATTTAGTATTGCATAATTGTTGTAATGTGTTTAAATTATCTAAATATTGTTTTTTTATATCAGAGGTCCACTTAAATACATCTGTATGAAACCATAATAAGTTTTGATACAGTTCTAAATACATAATATAGTTATCTCTTATAACTACCGGTACTTTAGTATGTTCCACCGTCAATGGTTCCGCCTGACATCGTACCAGTAAAGGTAGGATTGTTCGTATCAATCTTGGTTTGGACTGCCGTAGCAATATTATCAAACTCGGTATTAATTTCAGTACCTTTAACTAACTTAGCTGGATTACCAGTAAATAATGTATCCTTAACAGCAAAGTTTGTTGTTTTTGTATAATTAGACATTATCTAATCCTTCCTTGTTTTACATAACAATCCATCTTCTGAACTGAGATTTCTGAACCCACAATCATAGCTTCAATACCAAGTTGAAGTACTCTTCCTGTACCGCCTACTTGAGTACGGGTATTGTCAAATACAACACCAGCGGTATACTCAGCAATTCCATACTCAGCAATTCCGTATTCTGCTACAGATGGGTTTGCTAAAGTATATACTTGACTTTGATACGATTCACTATAATCAAAAGCCCACTTTAGTGATACATTAACGCCACGACCACCAATAAAGGTAATACCAATGCTTTTTAGTATCTTTTCTACCGTTGGTTGATTAAAGTCAAACCAATTCGTATAATAACTCATGCGATAAGAAGCACTATTATCGGTATAGCCTGTGTAGTTACCAATATAGCCATCTTTACCTAGATACAACAAACGACCAACTGTCGGAAAGAATGCAGTAATCTTTGTGTACCATGTCGTTGCTCTTGCAGCACCATTTTCAAGCACTCCACGAGCATCAAAGCAATATACGATATTTGATGTTGGGAACGATATAGCATAGAAAGCATCTCTTTCGTAATAGACACTCTTAACTTGCTTTGCTGTCTCAGCATCAATATACTGCATTAAATCGTCACGAACATTAGCACTAACATCACGAATGGGGGAGGATTTTTCCTGAATTGTACGCATCAACGACCGTACACCTCCGTTAGATAGGAATACTAAGTCTGTTCCTGCAAGTGCTACGGAATCTCGTGCAATGCAACCAATTCCTTTAATTAAATCCTGCAATGCAATATTTGTAACATCATCTGCTTTATTATACAAGACAATGTGATGTTTACAGAATATTACTAAATAACCGTTGTGTGCTGCTAGTGATACAATCGGATCACCATCCGGTACAATATCAGCAATGTTTAACGAACCCGATGAACCGCCTGTTAGAGCTGCTCCATTGTTCAGATCGCTAAAGTATATTGTTTGTCTATCGTTAACAATATCTGCATACCAGATTCTACCATATGCCGCCAATGCGATATTAGGCATAAAAGTTGCAGTAGTATATCCCGTAGGAACTGTACCTATGTCGCCTAAGCGCTGTAATCCATAACTTCCTTCATGCGTATGAGGACTTGTCGTATCAACTAAAGTCAGGACGTTTCCTACTGCATATCCAGTACCGCCACTAACAATAGTTACTGCTGTAATTACTGTTCCGCTAACAGCCGATACTGTAAACGATGCGTTAGCACCAGCTCCGCCAGTAACCGTTACAACATCGCCAACATACCAATTAGAGCCACCAGTAGTAATTGTAACTGCGGTAATAACTCCAGCACTTACTGTACTAACAGTTACCGTTGCTCCAGTTCCGACAACTGGCAATTTATGATATACCAGAGTTGGATGTCCTGCTTGAGCTAAATACGCATGAGCAGAAGCATTTTTACCTGTACTGTAAGGCTGTACACCGATACTCCAGTGATCGTCTGTAATTGTAT